GTTCTACGGTCAGTGGTGGGAGGGTGTAGTTGGGGTTTTATCTTTATTCTTCTCTCTATATCATTAGAAATATATACGGTGAATTCTTACTCCCTCTAGCCCTTAGGGGTTATAGCCTAACCCCTCTTCCTTCCCCCTACTGGTATAGGAGGAGGAGAAAGGAGTAGTGTGTAGTGGTTATAAGTTGACAGGAGAGAGGGGGATTGGTAGGATGGTTAGGCCGGGGGAAAGGACCCGGAGAAGATGGCGAAGACAATGAGCAGGGATAGAGAGGCACGGGAGATGTGCGGGGAAGTGTTGGAGAAGAGGATGGAGAAGGGGAACAGGGGAGAGAGGGGGTTGAGGACGAATATCTGGGACCATGATGGGGAAGTGCTTGGGTTGATGGAGATTGCGTTCGGGGACGTGTTACGGGAGCAGTTGAAGGGGGCCAGGGAGATTGCCGGGTTGGGGAGAGTGGAGACAGCGAATAGGACCGGGGCGGCGTACACGGATGTTGTGAGTATGGAGTTGGGGAATGGGAAGTTGGTTGGCGGGAGTACGATGATGGCCGCGACGTTGAGGGCGATTGCAAGAATGCTGAGTGTTTATGGGTTGGGGGTGAAGTTGGAGGTGGTGACGGTGAAGGAGATGGAGGAGTGGCTGGCGGATTGGGACGGGGAGAGGTGGAAGGAGGGAGTGGTGGATAGGGGTGGGACGGTAAGGGTGGAGGCCGGGGAGTTGGAAGCAGGGAGTGAGGAGGCGGAGGAGGAAGATAGGCAGGTAAGGAGTGAGAGGGCGAGGGAAAAGAGGCTCAAGGATAAACGAGGGTTGAAGAGGGTGAAGTGGAGGCCCGATCCTGGGATGACGCATGAGGATATACAGGCGAGTTTGGAAGAGGGGGAGGAGTATAGTTACAAGACGGCCACTGGGACCCAGTACATTAGTGCGACGGAGGAATGGGTTGTGGCTAACCCAAGACAGCACGGGGTTAATGTGCTGGAGGTGTTGGATGAGTTTGAGGACGAGTAGAGAGCGTAGAGAGCGTAGAGAGCGTAGAATGGTTGAGGACGAGAAAGGAGACGAGGACTAATGAAGAGAACGGTGACCAAGGAACATGAGGCGACGGCGAAGGAGTTATTGGGTTACGGCCCTGATGTGGTGATGGCTGGCGGGGCCAAGAAGATGATGCAGAGGAAAGCAAAACAGGTAGCGAGTGGTAGGGCGGGGAAGGGCGCAAAGGGCGAGGTGTTTTTGAACGTGAACAAGACTGCGGATGGGGTAAGGAGTGCCGTGGACAAGGCGTTGAGTGCGGAAAGGAAGAAGGGAACGGGGAAGAACGGGGAGATTGGCCTGTATGCGTACATCAGGGACTTGGACGTGGAGGGGAAGAAGTGCGTGTATGAGTGCGATGGGAAGATGTATGGGAGAGAGTTTACGATGGATGACTTGGGGAATGTCACGTTGGGGAAAGAGGTCCCGGTGAAGGAGAAGAAGACGTATGAGACGGTGTAAGGTTGTACACTGTGAGTTGTGAAGGCCAGGACCGCGAGTAAGAAATCCAAACCCCCCACCAAGCCACCCAAAGCCATTGCCGCACCCCAATCCCGTGGCAAAGGCGGGGCCAAGAAACAGCGTTTTCCTACGGCAGTGGGAGGGAAGGGACGGACGGGACAAGATAAATCCAAATCCCCAACCGCCGCCCCTTCTCCTCCCACTGCACTTTTACCTCCCGTAGATCGTACATCGTACGTTCTCCCCAGTAGTCAGCCGGTACCGGCGTCACTGAGCCTGAGACTGGAAGCAGTGGCGAGAGAGTTTGCCATGGCCCCTCCGCCACCCGGAGCCTGGGGTGAGTGGATTGGGATTATGGCCGAGAAGTTTATGGTCACTGTGGATCAGGTGGAGCATAAGCTGGAACGGTTGTTGAGTGGGTTTGCGGCAGAGGTGAAGAGTAATCTGCTGAATGCCGAGGCGAGGAGTCTGGCAATGGCGATAGGGGCCACGAGGAGTAGGGCATTGCAGGTGTACAGGGAGGGAATGGAGGCGGTGAAGGAGGTGGGAGGTGGGATGACGGTGGGTGGGAAGATAGTACTGCCGTTGACTGTACCCGACCATGGGACGAGGATCAAGGCCGCTGATAGGGTAATGCAAGTGTTTGCGATGGCCGCTCCGGCCAAAGTGGAGCATGAGGTGGAGGTGGGGGATAAGTATGCGCAAATGCAGAGCGATGAGATGGTAACGAGGTTGTTGGGGATGTTGGGGGATTTGGGGTGGAGGGAGAAGGAAGGAGGAGTGGTGGATGTGGAGTTCGAGAGGGTGGGAGGTAGTAACAATCACAAGGGCTAATGGGATAAGGGATGTTCATGTGGTGCCGGTGGATGATGAGAAGGGACATGATGAGGAGGGGTGTGGGTGTGGGGCAAAGGTGGAGAGGTATGGGAACGGGAACAGTGTCACGGTCCATAATTCGTTTGATGGCCGGGAGATTGTGGAGAGAGCAGTGGATGAGATAGAGAGGAGCAGGAACTAGGTGCCGATTGTTAAACGACTCCCGACTGCGGCGACAGTGAAGGCCAAGACTACCGCTAAGGAGAAACGGGATGGGATCACGTCTTTGCATCCCGGTGCCAGTCTCGGGGATGCGACCCGGCTACTATCACAGCTAACACCAGAAGCGCTGGCAAAGATTGTACCCAAGACGCAAAGGGAGCGGGCACTGTACAGGGAGGCCATGAATTTGGCCGAAGAGATCCTAGCGCGGCAATGTGAGAGCGATGTGTTTACTTGGATGACGAGAGGGACGAAGACCAAGGACGAGCAGGCAGAGATTGGTCAGGAGGCGTATAGGCCGTTCCCCGAATTTCAGTTCATCTATGACATGCTGACGGTGATTGATAAAGAGCGGATGAGTGCAATATGGAAGTCCCGCACGATGCTGGGGACATGGACGGTGTGCGCGTACTGTACCCACTATGCAATGACCCATCCCGCGACCAGGGTGATTTATCAGAGCCATGATGAGGACCGTGCGCTGAACATGGTGGAGTACAGCAAGATCCTGTGGGCGAATAGCATGGAGCGGTTGCGGGACCGGTGGAAGTTGGTGAAGGACCTAGATCATATGCCGCAGAGGAGTTTGGAAGCGAGTAATGGGTCCGTGATGCTTGCGCTTCCTGGGTATGCGACGAAGATCAAAAGTGCTCACCCGACGATCTACGCCCACGATGAAAGTGCGATTACGGAGAACTTGCAGGATTATATTGCCGAGGCGATAGGCGCGAGCACAAAGAAGGTCGTGTTGATCAGTAGTAGTTGGTTGGGGTATATGAATGAACTCTGGGAGCAGTGCGAACCGGTGGAGTGGTATGAGGGAGAGAAGGAGAATGTGATTAGAGGGACCGTGTATCAGATGAGTATGGGGGAGTTTGAGAAGGAGTATGAGAAGGTGAGAAAGGGAGTGGGGGTGGCGGCGTGAGCGACGAGATGAAACTGCCGGGGCAGTCGAGGCTGAAGAGTCCAGGGGGAATGCCGATATTTAGAGCCAAGGACGGGAAGCACTCCTTCACCTTTGTCTTCCCCCGATTTGACATCAATCCCTTGTACACTCCTCAACGGGCAGCGCAGAAGCGCAAGGACATTGGTAGTGAAGGTCTGTGGCAGCGGGAGATGATGGGGAACCCACGGGCCATGCAAGGAACACTGGTCTTCCCTGAGTTCAATAGAGCCTCCCATGTGATACCGGCGAAAGAAGTCCCTAGAGAGTTGACCGTGTACTGTGCGATTGATCCCCACCCCCGTACCCCACATGCGGTCCTGTGGTTGGGCGTGGATAAGTTCGGGGACTACTACGTATACCGGGAACTGTGGCCGAGTATCGCGTATGGGATCTTGCGCAAGGTCCGTGATGATGAGAGCGAGAACCAATACCCGATCTGGCAGTACGCCGAGACCATTGCAAAGTTAGAGGGCAATGAGATCGAGTGGAGTTGGGAGCGGGGCGGCGGGATGATGTCCCAGGAGAAGAATAGACGCGGCGGGAGGTATGTGCAGCGGCCATTCGGGGAACGCATCGTCTACCGCCTCATGGATCAGGCGGGGAAAGCATTCAGGGCCAGCGGAGAGGGAGAGGCAACCGAGACGTACAACGAGCGGTATAGGAAGTTCGGCGTCTACTGTCAGGACCCGTATAAGAGACATGAGGCGGGGTTCGACGCTATTAGAGACGCGCTGAAAATGCGCCCGTACAACGGTGGGCTGAGACCGAGGTTGATGATCGCCGATTCCTGTCTTGAGATGATCGTCGAGTTTGAGAACTTCAGATTCGTATCGAATAGTGTTGATAAAAACATGGAGAAGGAAGACCAGAACCAAAGGACGATTGAGTTCCGCACCCACTTGATCGACTGTCTCCGGTACATCCTCGCAACCAGAGGCGGGCCACGGTTCAACCAGTATGAGGTATCGAGTATCGGTGGCTCGGTGGTGTAAAGGATTATACTGTCTCCCAGGAGGCTAACCACCATGCTAACCAGATACCCCGAAACTACCATTGGTACCAAACGCCGTTTTCACATCGACCGCGAGTTCCCCGTTACCGCCAAGACCGCAAGTTATACGGTCCTGGAATCGGATGCCGGGAAAGCATTCAGCAACCGAGGATCGAGCGCCGACATCACCTTCACGCTCCCTGCCCCCAAAGCCGGTCTGCGGTACAGGTTCCACAAAGTCGTCGTGGACAAGGACATTGTGATTGTCACCAACACTTCCTCGGTAAAGCTCCACGGAGGCTCCGGGTCCACGCAGGGGACTACGGCTACCAACAACACCGACACCCAGTATGGCCTCTGCCAAGTCTGGTGCGATGGAACCGACTGGTGGGTGACCAACCAGATGGGCACGTGGGCGATTTCGTAAGGAGGATGAACAATGAAGAAAAGACCGAAGATGCCCAAGATGCCCAAGGGAACTCCCAAGGGCAAGAAGAACTGCTAACAGAACCGTAGAACGTACAACGTAGAATCTCCCGGAGCACCGTAACCCATGGCTACCACCCAGACTAGTCCCAATTCCAGTTCAGCGATGATGCAGCAATTACCGTTGTTCGACAAAGCACCGGCAGTACACACGGATGCCGATGTTAAAGACCGTGTGATGAAGGCGGTGTCGAAGTTTGACCGGTCGCGGAGTTGGATGCAGAACAACTTCTGGGGGCAGTGGGAGATGGTGCTCCGGCAGTACCTATGTGAACCAGCGGAGATTATAGATCCTAATGATGTGGGGGCGACGGCGCACAGCACAGATCAGAGCAGATACCGGGGTTTGTTTGGGCCAAGTGGAAAGATGATTGACGAGACGGTGCCAAAGACCGGGGACGAGGTAGTGAACCTCTACGTCCCGGATCAATGGGCACTGGTAAGGAGAAAGACGGCGAGGGTAACAGCCCAGGTCCCGAATCTACGGATGAGGAACAACGATTTCGTACGGGCGAACAAGGTGTCCCGGACAATCATGTGGCAGTGGGACAACATGGGGCGGGCGAGAGAAGAGAAGAAGCATACGGCCTGTGCGTTCCTGTTTGGCTGGAGTGTCAAGGCGTGGTACTGGGTGCGGAATGTCTATAAGCGCACAACTAGGATTGATCCACTGAACGCGGACCCGGAGATGTGGAAGAGGATTATGGCTGTGTACGGCAAGGAGTTACAGCCGATTGTAATGATGGCCCAACAGGTAGGGCAGGACCCAACACAGTTGATGGCTATGTACCTGCTAGACAAGTACGGGGTAGGGAAATACATACGGCTGAGGGAAGATGCGCTGGGGTATGTGGGGCCAAGGTTCGACCACATCTTTCTCCCGTATTTGTTCCCGCAGCCAAACTTCACCTCCATCCAGGACTCCTCGTGGTTTGCGGTAGTGAGAAGAAGGACGGCGAGTTGGTTTGAGAATTTGGCAGCGGCGTATGAAGGAGACGAGAACCTCAACACCGATCAGTTGAACGAGGTGAGGACGAATCTCAAGAATGGTACAAAGGCCGAGGACTTTCTAGGTCAAGATGGACAAAGCCTATTGCGCAAGATGACCAATGCCGTGGATAGGTCGTTGGCCACAGACGGGCCTGGAGGGTTTAGTGACAGTGATGACGCGGAATGGAGTGTGTTGGAGATTCACCACAAAGGCATAGATGGAGAGAATGCGACCGTAGAGTATATAGTCGAAGGCCGGTATTACTTGGGCCGGTTGCCGTACACCTTTGACTTGGAGGAGGGGAAGAAGGCATTTACGGAAAAGGTGTTCGTTGACTCGTTCCTGGGTGGGGTCGGGGACAGTGCGAGTAGAATCATTCGTCAGTTGGTCGAGCAGCATGGACGCGAGACCAGTATGCGTCATGAGTTGGCCAGTGAGGTGCTGAGGCCGTACATGATTACGGACGACCAGAACTTGATCGACGAGCCAAGTAGGATCAAGCGCGGGCCGTATGGGATGCGGATCATCACAGTCCAGGGGAAGTTGCAGCCGGTCATGGAGCCGCACGCGCACGCAGCAATCATGACCGGACTGCAAAACGACAACAGTATTGGGAGGAATATTCAGTACGCCACGGGGGAATCCAACATGTCCTCCATGGCCGACGTGGACCCGCAGCAGGCCAGGACCGCAACCGGGGCCAGGATCATGGCTTTCAACCAGGACACGTTGAGCAAGGAAGAGTTGCAGATGCACAACGTCGCTGTCACCGATGACGCGAATATGATGCGGATGCTGGACAGGAGTGAATTGAGCGATGAGCTAACCTTTGACCAATCCCCGTATGCGCGTGAAACACTGGACCCGAAGATGGCAGCGGAACAACAGGCGCAGGGAATTGGGTTCGATGCCCTAACCACTGTCACCCCGGAGGACTTCCAAACAGACGGCATGATGACCAGTGAGGTGGGGAGTACATTGGCAGACGATGACGAACTCAATGTACACAAGGCGCAGATCATGCTCGACGCTGCCCTCCGCGCCCCACAACTCCTCAACCCTAACCGCGCACGGGATTCGTTTGTGATCTCCATGGGAGAGGGAGCGAGGTTGAATGAATGGAGGCCACAAGCGCCAACCGGGCCTGTAGAGCCGCCACCGGCAGATGCCCGTATGAATTTCAACATGGTGGTGAATTACAAAGACGTGGCCGAGGTGGACCCGGAGTTGGCCAAGACCATGCTGATGAAAGCCATGGAGGAGAGAGAGCCGAGGGACCCTAACACGGGAGCGCCGGTAGGAGAAGGGGGAGGCGGAGGGGCACCGGGAAGCAGTAATCAACTCTCGCCGCCGAACCCAGGAATGAGCACGGGGATGCCAGGGACAGAGGGGCCGAACAGCGCGTATGAGGCCGGGGTAGGAGCGCCTGTACCTGAAGGCGGTGGGAGTGCTGGACGGTAGACGATCCGAGACTAGAACGTACAACGTACAAAGGAAAGGAGCCAGAGATGGAAACGGTAGCATTGCAGAGGTTGGAAGCGTTAGTGGAGTCCAAGGAGTTCAAGGAAGCGATAGAGGTATTGATTGCTGAAGAACGCGGGAATATGGAGAACTTTATCCGTAACGGCCAGGACCGAGACGCATATGGGAGTTACAAGGTTATTGAAAAACTCGGCAGCTTGACCATGCACCTTCACCGTATTTCGAGAATGGTTAAGAAGCCGGATATGCGCCCGGTGCTGCATGTTGATGACAGGAACGAGCAGGTAGTATAAACTTTTACACTAAGGAGCCAGAGAGAAGAGTATGGCAAAAGAAGTAGAAGGAACGAACACGAGTACAGGGACCGCTGCCCCTCCCCCTAACCCTGGCGGGATTAGCGGTATTGACACTGAAGCCAGTGATTTGGCGCTGATGGGAAGACTGATCCGTGAGAATAACGCGGATGAGACGGATGACGATAGTGGTAGCGGTGATGAAGGCGGTGATAATGGCAGTGAAGCGGAGGCGGCTGACAAGGGCGCTGGCGGTAAGGATGGCGAGACTAAGAAGGCGGCATCCGAGAAAGGTGTGGAGGGAGGAGGAGGAGAGGGAGAGGAAGGGGAGGGAGATGGGGACGGGGGCAGTGAATCCGGCACCGATCCCAACCAAGCCTTAGTCGAACTCGCGGAACATCTGGGGTACGATGCCGAGAACTTGAGCGAGGCCGAGAGTGCGATGCTCAAGAAGATCCTCGCGTTGAGTGCCGAGGGGACCGGGGAAGACGGCGGTGACAGTGACTTCGTAGATGTGTTGACGGAGTACGAGAAGGAAGAGGATGGGGAAGAGGAGAAGGATGAGCAGAAGCCTCCGCCTGCGGGTAAGAAGAAAGCAGCAGCGGAGGAAGAACAGCCGCTTGTCAACGACGAATCCGAGGCTGATCCCGATGCTGATTCCAAGTTCTACGACGCCGTACTCGCTGGCCGGTTGAATCGCCCGTATAAGTCCGACGCTGACTTTTACGCTAAGGTCGCCAAGGCCCAGGAAGACGGCGACATGGATGCGTTTGAGGTACTGCAAAACCACCGGTTCCTGGAACGCGGGATGGGGTTGCTACGGCCTGTCCTTGAGCGCATGGTGAACAAAAAGCTGGAGGTGATGACGCGGCTTATCGAACCCGCGCTCCGTGGCTACACCTCCATCTCCTCCCAATCCAACCTCCAGTCCTCGCGGGAAAACGCAATCTCCGCGCTAGAGGGCGCGAAGGATGACAAAGGGAATGCACCGTATTCCCATATCCGCAAGTTTCTTACCCCGGACAAACCGGACGAGAAAGTAGTAATCGACGGCCGCTCCTACCCGTCCTCCCCTTACACGCGCATTGCGAAGAAACACCCTGAAGCAATTCTTCAGATCCGCGTTGACGGCAAAGACGGAAAAATTGATCGCACCAGGACATTCATCGCTCAGTACAAGGCGGCGATTAAGCTGGACAGGCTTGAACGCCAATCTTCGTCTTCTCCCTCGACGAAGAAAGCCGCTGCTGAATTGGTGAACGCTGGGATCAAGGCAGGGGAACGTCAAAGCAAGAAGAACAAGGCAGGCACGTTGAACTCCAACAGTTCATCGGGCGGCAACAATGGCAAGCAGGGAGGCCAGATCGACTGGAAAAAGGAATACCTGAAACCGGAGTCACGGGGCGGGAATGATCCCGCGTCATGGATTCTGGGCGGGTAGACGGATTCCATAACGGGAAGGGCGGAGGGCTACGGCTCCCGTGACCTTCTAAGGAAACCAAACTTATGGCCCTACGAACGGGTAACTACGGAATTGCCACCACGGTTAGTGAGGACCGTCTGGTGCGCAAGGTTGACGAGCAGGGGTTGTTGATTCAGCCCGATGCTGCTCCGTTGCTCACTCTCTTTGCCAGTGTCCAGGGAAAGATTGCCCCGATGGACACGGTGAAGGTGGAGCATTACGAAGACGACTACATGAGTGAGTGGATGACGAACTCGGAAACGGTTTCGGCCACCACCGGATCTACCCTTCTCACTCCCACGGACGGCACTCCGCTTGTCGCTGGCCAGATCATCGCGGCTATCCCCGCGCCGACCACCGGCCATGCGTACGAGTTGATGCGCGTGACATCGGTTACTTCCGGTGTCGCCACGGTCACTCGCGGATTCGCCTCCACCACGCCACTTCAGATCACTCCCGGTATGCGGTTGATGATCTGTTCCACGGCTTACTCGGAATACGCTGGCGTTCCCGCTGGCCGATCCACGGTGCCAGTGAACTACATCACGTATCCTCAGCCGATGCGTATCGCCTGCCAGCCCATCTCCAAGATCGCCGCCACCACCAAGAACTACGCGAGTGAAGGTGTGGGTGAGCGTGAAAAGGAACACCGCCGCAAGATGGTGGAGTTGAAGAAGGCGATCAACAAAGCCTTCCTCTTCGGCAAAGCCAGTGTCAGTGTGGATGGTAGCGATGGTGGAAACATTTACACTACCTCCGGGCTGAAATCCCGCATCTCTACCAACATCCTGGATGCCGGCGGGACCATCGACAAGCGGACCTTCAACAGCTTCCTGAGACAGGTGTTCGTCTGGGGAAGTCCAACCAAGGTCCTCCTCTCTTGCCCGATTCTCTCTGAGGCTCTGTCCGCTTGGGCCGAGGATCAGATGATTGTCGAACAAGGAGCGAGTACGTACGGGTTGTCCATCAAAACTTGGATGACGCCGTTCGGCACCCTGAAAATTGTCAATGACCAATCGCTGTCCGACGATGGCCGCTACGGGACCGGTGGTTTCGGTCACTTGGCGTTCGTCGTAGACATGACCGAACTCCACCCCTTCTACCTGAAGGGCAACGGCGAGGACCACAACATTCAGCTTTGGCTGGATCGCGTGAAGGACGGGACGACCGTGTACAAGGACGAGGTGTATTGTGCATACGGTCTGAAGGTCAAGCACGAGAAGAAGCACGGGTTTATCTACAACATTACGAATTATGCTTCGGCCTAGTTCGCTGTTGTAGGTTCCGTTGTCGTGGCGGCTAGGATTCTCTGGCCCTTAGCCGCCGCGCCCTGGGGAATGGGAGAGCACAGGAGTTATGACCCTGCTCCTGTTCCCCGTACGGCCAGAGGAGAACAAGAACCAAGAATGTACAGCGTACAAAGTCCAGAGAAAGAGAGAACGGAATGTTAGAGCAGAGCGTGGCGATGGAAGGCAATGTAAGTGTGAGTGTGGATAACCGGGTGATGGTTGTCCCGGTGGGGAAGGAAGTGGAGAGGAAGAGTTATTACAGCAAGGGCGGGTATAGTTGTTCGTTCCGTGTGCCGAAGATGAACGGCAAGGGCGAGATGGAGAATGTGACGATTTACTTTGAGCCAGTGGGGGATAAGAAAGTCCGGGATCCTAACGACCCCAACACTGTCCACTGGTTTGGCCAGTACCATACTTCGGACCCCATTGAGCAAGCAGTCCTGGACCACAAGGTTGCGCAGGGGAACGGGGTAGGGTTGGTCATGCATCAGAAGACGTTTCAGCGGTATCTGCTCGAACTGGACTTGATGTTTGACTCAAAGCGGGCGGCGAAGGTAGCGGAAGAGAATAACAGTCTGCTGGCCCAGGTGCAGAAGTTGGAGGCCGAGAAGAAAGAACTGGAGTCCAAGCTGGCCAGTAAGCAAGGGTCGCAGAAACAGTAGGGAGATGGTGGGCCAGAGATGAAGATAGACCTACTAGTGCCACGGGACAAGGTGAATTACGATAACTCCACCTTGTCCCTGTGGGCGGCGGTTGACTACACGAGGAAGAAGTTGGGGGCGGAGTTCAACGCTCCACCGTTAACGAGGAGTGCGCTGGTACACGAGGCGAGGAACCGGGCTGTGAATCACGTCCGGGATGACGCGGATTATGTGTTGATGGTGGATGACGATATGGCGTTTCAGAATCCAGAGAGCATAGTTGAGATGCTGGAGGCGATGGACAAATGGGACCTGCAAGTAGTGACCCCGTTGACGTGCAAGAGACAGTTTCCGATTCTGCTGGCAACGTCCAAGCTGACCAATTACAACGGGACGTTGAGAAGCACGCCGATCAGCGCGATGGAGATCATAAAGGCCATGGAGGAGACCACTGGCCCACTCCCCCCTATCTATCCTGTACTTGGTGGTGGGGCGTGTCTACTGATGAGGGCTAAGGTGTTGAGGACCGCGATCTCGGCGCACTTGGATGCCAGGGATTGGGTATTCAACCACGCGGAACAGTTTGAGAGGATGGGGATAGGGAAGGGGGTGGTGACGCAGGAGCGACGGTTTATTGCCAATCTCAGGCACCAGGAGTACGACAGGAACAAGCATCATACGTTGTTCAACTTTCCCTACAACGGCGACTGCACGTACTTGAATGGGGAGGATTGGCAGTTTACGTTGTTCCTGTATCAGCTAGGGATTCAAACTGCGCTTCTCCCGTCTATCATGGTGGAGCACGTGGGAGAGTTTCCATTCAGCCCCCGGATGTTGGGGATCAAGCATTGGAGAGAGTTAGAACTACCACGGGAGCAGGTGGCGGCGATGGAAGCACAGGCGAAAGAGTTGGAAGTGGCGAAGGTACAATAGTTGCGGAGGCGGACTCGATGACGACTGCGGAATTGTTGACAGAACTCTCCTATGGTGATTTGGCTACAGGCGCGATCAACATGGAGTTTCGCCTCCGGCGACTGCTAATACCAGAGTTTCTGAACGACGTGGATAAGGTCTGTGGGAAACCTTGGTGGCGGTGGGGGTTTCTCACACTGTCTGTAGTTGCCAACACACGGTCGTATGCACTGCCAACTGATTTCCGTACGGCGGATAAGCTGGCGGTGTATGATGCCGATGAACCTGCGATTGGCGGGTACTTTGAACTGACCTACCGTGGCGAGTTCTCCAGTGACCAGTTGTTAGCGGAACTGGGAGGCGCGGATGATGGGGAGCGGGATATGCCGTTGGGGTATTACGTTGTGTCCAGTGACGATGCGACTTCATCCACGACCGCAAGACCGTTGCTATATTTGACCAAGACTCCGACGATCAACTTTACAATCAAAGGCCGGTATACGAAGAGAGTCCCATTCGCCGACAACACTACCTCCGTGAACTTGGATGCCTTTATCCCTATCGAGTGGCAGGTAGTGTTGTTCAAGATGTGCGAGAGGGAGTTGGCAAAGGCGAGATATGGTAGCGGGGATAAGCGTTATGACCTCGCGGACAAAGAATACCGGACTGCGCTGAACACCAAGATCGGCGATAAGCACGCTGCCACTCCCAACCGTGTGACGCTCATGAGATAATCTACATAGGACAAGAGACGAGCAACAACACGAGCAGCTAAGACCGGCAGGTGGCCACTCCTTCCCATCTGCCGGTTTTTCGTTTCTGCCGCTACGGTAATTCTGCTATACTATCTTCAGTAGGGCAGCGGACTGTTTCTCCCTAACTCCAGTCCGTTGCTGTTCTCCACCACCGCAGGGGAGGAGAGAGGCTGAGCGCTAATCGACGGATCAATGCTCCCCCACTCCTCCCCGCCCCACACCCAGCACTGAAAATCCTTACACCGTACAATAGTCCTGAGACCATCACATGGCACAACAGGACAGAGCGAATGGGCCGTTGACGTTTATGGGGGTGCATTTGGCCGGGCATCCAGCGAGACGGCCAACGAATACGGCGTCGTACATGCACAACCTACGACCGTTGCCAGGAGGGATGTTGAGGTTGATCGGTGGTAGGCGGGCGAGATACTACGAGTCCACGGCAGCGGGAACGGTAATGCGCCTCCATGAGTACAAGGAGCCGACCGGGTTTGGGTTCACGTCTCAAATGCGCCAGTTCAACAACGGCGCGAGTCCGAATGTGGTGAAGTGGCAGTGGTTTAGTTTAGTCTCGTGGGCGTTGTCCGACATTCTCACCATCTCCCAGACCAACGACAGTGGATACACGAGGACGTATCAAGCTGCCGTTGAGAACCTCTTTGACAAGGTGATGATCTACAACGGTCTCGGGGATCGGAATGGCGTCAACTCCAAGCCACCGTTCTCACTGTGGATACCGGCTATCGGGGAAGCACACTACTGCGGCATCGACGCCTACTGTCCAAGCGGCTCGGCCCCGAACGCCGGAACTAGTGGTAGCAGCGGCCTGGACGTAATCACGCACATCAAGGTCAGTGTAGGTTTGTACAATGCACGTACTGGGCATTACTCGAATGCCGTGGATGCTGGGACGGTGGCGGCGGGGAGCTACACGGGAATCACAGTGAGCAATCTGCAAAGGTTGATACCTAACTATATGACTGCTGTTGAGCAGGGGGATTTGAAATACGTCTTTTACTTCTCCATTGACGGCGGGGAGCAGCGGTATTTGCACATGGCGACGAATGGGTTTGACCCGTACACGGAAGCGAGTACGGCAACAGCGACCTCTGCCCCACTGGTACCCAACATTGATCTCACTAAGGCATACCCGGCGAGGAACCATCCACCAAGGCCGATGCGGTGGTTGGCAAAGGTTGGTGGAAGGCTATATGGTGCCCCGATGCCTGGAGGTAGTGGTGGTCTGGGCGGGTGGAATGACGGATTCCAGTACACCTACGAGACCAAGCGGTACAGCGCGATCAGCTACAGTAATGCCGGTGCGGACGTGGATACCGGGGAGCAGCTTGGTGATCCGTTGCAGTCCTGGCCCCCGGATCAGAGTTTCTACATACCGAACTTTGAAAATGCAATCGCCGGTCTACCATCCCCAGACGGATACCGGCTGTTCTGCATCTGCCAATCCTCGTGTTTTTTGTTTGAAGAAGCCAGTGATGGAGTCCATGAGCCGACCACGGTTTCGCTGATCCATGGAATCGCCATCTCCGCTACGGCGGTGGTTGCCGAACGCGAGACCGACGAGGGCAAGGATAAGATGATCGTCTGGACAGACCAGAACAACATCATCTGTGCGCTGCGTAACAGTGATGAAGCAGTGACGGTGCTGAGTCACGACTACCAGCCATTGTTGACTGGTAAGACTCCACGGTGCGCGACCTATACCTTGGACCCAGCAAACTACATAGATCGCTATGAGGTGTACTTTACGGATGGGACCGGGGTGGTACATGATTTCAACACAGGGCTAGGGTATACGGTGACCGCTGACGTGACCGCCGCCAAATCCATGAGATCGGCGATTGGCTCCATCTACCACATGTTGGCCAAACGTCACATGTACTCTCAGGCCGGTCAACCGAATAACAGCAGGGAACTAGTGGCAAATGAGGACTACAACTCGGTTCCAGCGGTTGTCGAATCTGGGGTCACCGGGGTACTGAAGACTCAATGGATTCCCGGTGAGGATGAGTTGGCCAGGAAAGAAATGCCACGGGTGTACGTCGAGGGGGATGGGGCGAATATGGTGGTGGCTGTCTACCGTGACTACCAGGAGCAGACAGACGGCAACAAGATCACGACGACGAACAAGATCCTGAGTCAGCTTAACAACGCCGGTCAGCGGGTTACGGATTGGATACGGGCGTTTATATTAGGCACCACTACTGCCGCTTATGTGTTCAAGGTCTATGTCACGCTCACTGGCCCCACGGACTCGAACGAATACCACAACACCATGGACGAGTACGGGAACACGACGGCGGGGACGAATTGGCTTGGGTTGGTCACGGGGTTGTTCACGCACGACAACACTACGGGGAAGAACAGATAGGCGGTGATGGATGCGTAGAACACTCACCGAGTCTAACTGGCGGGAACTGGCCAGGACTACCAAGGTCAATAGGGTCCGCCCAGACCCGCCGATGGGTGTACGTTACGATGCCGTTTCTGGGGTGCTCAGTTGGGAACCGCCAGTGCGAATGGACAATGTTACGCATTTTAGGATCTACGCGGACAATGAGGACACATTAGTAAGGGAGATAAGCGCAGGTCAGACTCAAATAGCTGACTTGATGACAGCGGAAAACGTCATAGTAACTTCGTACAATGCACGTTTTGGTGTGGAGTCTTCACCGTCCGTGTTACTAGGAGCGAACGTAGCTCCTCCACCTTCCCCCTCCGTGTCTGATCTTAGCGTCACGTTGGACGGAGATGTTGTTACTTATTAGAATTAGGAGCACACATGGCAAACGCGTCGCAGACAACCTCCGATTTGAAAGGTGATCTCCTTAGCGTAAAGATGTTCGGCGCTGCCGGGGACGGGATCACAGATGACAGGCAGGCGTTTCAAGACGGGATTGATTACCTGTATAGCAAGGGGGGCGGGTATCTACGTGTCCCAAAAACGGACTCCGGGTTGTATCTCGTAGGAGACTATATAACGATCAAGGATAAGGTTATTTTACTTGGAGAGGGAGACGGGTCGTTACTGAAACGCGGCGGTTCGGACGTGACTGCTGGGTATGGTCTTATTACTATAGATGGGGTAGACGCCGGTGTTCAGGACCTAAAGATTGATGGCGATGTGACTACTAGCGTCAATCTTTTATATGGCGCTGGGACAAGTTCCGTTCTGTTCAATAACGATCCGATGGATTCCAAGTTAGTTCTTAACACGTCCATATGGGTACGGCCAGGAGCGCACAACGTATGGATAGCTGGAGTCACTATCACGCATACAGGAGGGTATTCTATTCTGTTGGATGCCCAGGATGGTGATATTCGCAATGCTTCTATTCTCGATTGTTTCTTCGAGAACAACCGCCCACACCTGTTTGGCGTTGATGCCGTAACACCGGCAAATAATATATACGGTGCGTGGACGGGTGGTATCTTCGCTAAAGGGGACTGCCGGTCATCCGCCAGTAAGTTGTTTGCCGTGCGTGGTCTCATCGTGCGTGGATGCTACTTCCACCGGATGAATGGGAACTGCGTCTGGTCGCACTCTTATGGATTTGATACCCAGCATGAGAACTTTCAGCTGGACAATAACGTGTTCCGTTATATCGCCCGCGACGGCTACATGGTAGGGAACGTCACTGGTGGCCATGCGCACGGAACGATGAAGTATGTTGGATTCACTCATTCCACCGATATTGACACACCAGTAGGCGCTTATCTAGCGAATAACTATGCGGTTGGTTTCGACGCGGCCGGGTTCGTCTCAAACTTCGAGTTCAGCGGAGACGTTGATGAAGTATACGGGGGAGGTTTCGATTTAGACGGGGTGCGCGATAGCACGGTCATATCGCCAAAAGTTTCCTCATCGCAGGCTATTACCAAGGGAATTCAAACTGGCGACACTAGCGCGAATGGCGGCGGCGCCAATGTCCGGATTATCGGTGGCCATTTGCAGGGATGTAACGCTGGCTCCATTGTTCTAAATCAGGCGGATTCGTGCCTTGTGACCGGGATGACAATTGACCACCCTACTGGAGCCTCTGTAGTTCCGGTACTTCTCTACTCACTGAATAAGGCGACCAAAGATTGCGTAGTTACGGGCTGCGTGATTACCTATCCAGACGCTAATTTCTGCATTGCCGAAAGTGATAACGGAACAGGGACTGGGTTTGATTCAGGGACGAGAAACCATGTATTCGGAAACGTCTGCCTTGGAGCCAACAAGGGCGAGTTTTACAAAAACGCTAATAGCGCTAGTGTTACTGGTATTACGTTATCATCTAATGCCGCGGCTCCTGCCAACCGTAGTGAGTTCTTTATTCAGCGCGAAGGCCAGGGCATATCGGCTGCGTTGAAGGGTTACACGATCAACACGTCAACAAGCAAGCAGCGCTTTCAGTGGCAGGACTACAGGGACGCGTCGAATGAGGATTCAGTACTCAACATTTCCATGGACGGCACGGCTGGAACGGGAATTCTCGCCACGGGCGACCGTTCTACTTTCGGTTTCGGTGATAGCTTGGCGTCTGGGCATCTCCTTGGATATGGATTCGTGGCTGTCCTTGGTAAAGGCGCGGCTGGGAGTGTGTATGATGATACTCGCGCGGACTCCTTTAGCGACATATGGGCGCTTTTGCGGTTCGACGAGGCGACCAACACGATTCAGCAGAGCGTCAGCACGTCGAGTGGACATAGGGTATGGACGGCGATTGGCGGTGGTGGTGGGTCGCCGGGCGGCAGTGACACATACGTCCAGTTCAATGATGCCGGAGCATTTGGGGGCGAGTCTCACCTGCGGTATGACAAGACGAACTATCGTCTTGGCGTAGGAGTCACCGCTGCGCCAGGGGCAACGCTGGAAGTGAACGGGAACTCCTGGCTTTTATCCAGCGATCCGTCCCAAATCGTTTGCATCGTGAAGGGCGCGGCATCGCAGGCCGGGAATTTACAGGAATGGCACAACATCGGCGGAACGTCGCTCGTCGCCATCGACCCGGCTGGAAACATATTCAAGCGCGGGTACACACAGATTTACGCGATGTCCGCGCCTGGAGTGAGCGGGTCTGGCCAGGCGCGCATCTATGTCGATTCCTCCACGAACAAACTCATGGCGTCGGTGCACGGCGCGGCTGCCGTGGACATGCTTTCGGGCGCCGTTCCGGCAGGCAGCGACAAGCAGATCCAGTACAACAACAGCGGCGTTTTTGGGGCCTCGTCCGCACTGACTTGGGATAACGGGAGTGGAGTCCTGGCTATTACGGGCAGCCAGCAGTTCGACGCCACAGCCGGAGCAAAGATTGTTTTGTATGAGTCTACGTCCACGGCGAAGCACGGGTTCTCCATCGCATCGTCCGCGCTCCGTGTCCATCGGGCGTTTTCCACCGACAAACTTAGTCTGGGCTATGGGTATAGCGGCGGATACAACGAAGACCTTTACCTGCAATCGAACACGCTGTACATCGGCAACGTAAGTCTCGACGGGAACGGGTTTGTCGGGTTCAAGCAACATGCCGCGCCCAACGCGGATGATACCTACGATTTGGGGTATTCGGCCCTTTCAGTCCGGTGGAGGAATTTACTTCTTTCTGGCCGCGCCGAGATAGGGGACGGCGGCATCCGGGAATCCGGCGGGAACCTTCAATGGTCCCACGACCGTTCCACATGGAATACGTTCGGGGCCGGATCGGGGACTCCAGGCGGCGCGAATACCCATGTCCAATACAACAACAGCGGCGCATTTGGCGGAAGCGCGAACCATACCTGGAATAATACATCGCAGGTGCTCACCGTCACGGGCCTGACGGGCACTGCGGGTATCGTGGCTCTCACGTCGTTCATTCAGAGCGCTGAAGGGTTCTACACTGCGAGCACGGACGCGGACTGCATCAACGCGCCAAGCGGAGGCGTCACGGCGAAAGTTCTGATTTCCGTCCGCAACGATGGGGACAGCGGGCTGGTACTGAGCCGCACGTCGGCGACCGCGCGGGAGTATGGACTTGGGATTGACTCCTCGGGCGCACTCATCCTGCGGGATCGTTCGGGGGCCGCGAATCGGCTCACGATGAACACCTCTGGAACGTTCACCATTGGGTCCACCACGGTCCTGGACCAATCCGGGAACGTCACCATGTCGGGAGTGCTGAATTGCAACGGGGCGAGTGGTGGGGTGAATGTCTCATCGAACTCTGCCTACAACTGCATTCAGGCATCGAACAGTGGTGGCATGGCCGCGCGTTCCTTTACCGCCACTACCTATATCCAAATGGGTCAATCTTCTGGCACCCCATCCGCCACCACATCTGACTCTCTAAACAACGGGTGTCTGTACTATGACACGTCAACTTCAAAGGCGCGGGTGCGCATTGCCGGTTCATTTGTGGACATTGCGACCGGATCGGCGGGTGGTGTTACCTCACTGAACTCCCTCACTGGGGCGTTATCTATCGCGGCGGGGACCGCCATTAGTGTATCTCCATCCGGTTCCACGGTAACCATAGCAAACACCGGAGTTACTTCTGCAACGGGAACCAGCAATCAGGTAAACGTGTCGGCATCCACTGGCGCGGTGACTTTCAGCTTACCGCAGTCGATCCACACGGGGGCATCGCCGACGTTCAACGCACTCACAATCACCACGACAGTACAGGCTTCCAATACCGGCACTGGTATTACCTTCCAAAACTCTGGCGGCTCCGGGTTCCAAGTTAATGGAAATGGCGTAGTAAGTTGCACATCGTTGAATGTGAGCGGAGTAACAGCTATCGACAGTAGTAGAAATACAAGTTTCGCCATTCTTACCTGGAGCGGCCAAACTCGTGGCCCGTACACCGCCGATACTGGGCTATCGTTTGCCTCCTCAGCCGGGAAGATCGCCTACTACGATACGGCTGGCAACTTCAAGGGGTGGATTCCTGTTCTACCATAAAGGAACGGAAGGTTTATGACCATCAATCTAACAGGAGTACAACGTTTCAAGATACAAGACATGGTGACAGCGCATACCAGTACGCAACGTATGGTGTTCGCCGATAGCCTGAAGTGGAGGGCACTCACCAAGCCGATCCAGTTTACAGATGATGAACAGCGGATGCTTACGTTTCACAACGCCCCTAACGGAACAATTGTTTCAGGTCTAGATAACGTGCCTGTGCGTGAGTTCGATTTGAGTGTGACTTCCTTGCATCTGCTGAAGACTCTCATGGAGACGTTTCCAGGCATTACAGACAAGGATGTAGACTGGATGGAGCCTATCATGGAGCAGATGTCAGATAGGCATTGAGGAGAAAGAGAAAAAGTAATGGCCAAAGAGAAAACTTCCCCGTCCCCGGCAGCGACTCCTGCCACAACCCCCACCTACGTCCCAATGAGGAGCCTGTTGTTCGGCGTCTCAGATGGGCACTTCTACGCTGTCAAAGCCTACACCAAGGACAACGCAGAAGGACGCCGGGACCCTGAGACAGACGCGATTATCCAGGAGGAGATCCCCGCCGGCCAGTGGGAAGCCGGTGATCGCTATGACCCGTATGAGTTCCGGCTGGTAGAGAAGCAGTATTTCGGTGGCACATCCAACCCCGCTGTCCCGCAGCAGAACCCGTCCGAGTATTACCCGGCTGAGGGATTCCCGACCGACGAAACCGCTGCTTCCATCCTTAGCCTTGTACAACGTACATTCCCCGGACTGAACTTCGAGAACTGGACGGACTCAGTGAATGGTTGGGTGTACACCAATGTCGTCAACCCCGTTATCCAGGGGCGGTCTTCGCAGTTCACCCCTGGTCAAGTAGCCGTGGACATCATGGTGAATGGACTCAAGGTGGCGTTGGAGAAGCTGGCCGCGCAACTCCGCGCCGACCAAGTGCTAGCGTAGGCGGTACCATAATCTCTGGCCGTGTGTGAAGAGGAGACAACTCGATGAGCAACGATAATCCCGCCGTTGAAGTAAGAGGGGTTGATTTTGAACATGCGGCCAGAGTGCTACAAGTGCTGGAGAAGGGGTACAGTGCTAATGACAATAACCGTGGGGCGGTGAACTGGGGGATCACCGAGTATTTCCTACACTTGGTAGGCGAACCCCGGCACCCACGGGACCTGAGTTGGGAAGACGCGAAAGGGCTGTACTACAAGCACTACTGGGTGCAGTGGAAGTTGGACAAGCTGGACTACACCCGGCAGCATATGGCGAATTTCCTCTTCGCTTCCTTGGTCAATACCAGCCCACAGCATGTGGCACTGGCCGCGCAGAAAGCGCTCGGCGGCTGCGGATTTGTGATGAAGTACGACGGGGCAATTGGTCCTATCACCCTCCACTCTCTCAACCACTGCGATCAACCATTGTTCCTCTGGAACTTCTACAACTTCATGCTCGGCTGGTATGAGACGCTGGCGGAGGCTCCGAGGAACATCCGTCAAGGAGATGGGACGTTGCATACTCATTACCCGAATGCAGCCTTTCTCTCCGGGTGGACGAACAGGCTCAAATACCTGTACCAATACGGTGGCCTCGATAACCCACCGCCGTTCGACCCTGGGCAGTTGAGTTTGTACAACGTACGAGATCCACGGAAGAAGTAGGGCAAGGGTAGAGTAGTTGGTAGGGCGTGATTGTGTATAATCTCCTTAGAGGATCAACGCATACTCATGACACAAAACACCCATATGCTCCTGCAACTCGCCGCGACTTTCCTTCACCCGGTTGTGTTGTCATTTCCTATCGAGACCGTTAATCCAGCATGGCGACCGTTTACGAAGACGGTGCTCTCTACTGGACTTGGGGTATTGCAGATGTTTTTGGCTAATAAGGCGCAGAAGTACAACCCTGATGGAACACCTGCTGAAGTAGCGTACGTGCCAGAGAAGAAGAAGAAGGACAAGAATTAGCCATGCCGCTCTTGGACCCAATCTCTGAAAAAGACGCGGATGCACTTGGTAGGGCGTTCGGGGATGCGTTGGGAAAACACATCGCGCCTGCAATTCGGGATGCGGTGGCGGACTCCATTGAGAAGTACGAATCTGTAACCTTTACTGTCACTGTGAAGTTGAATAAAGGGTAGCTCCAAACCTACCAAACCTACCTTCAATCGCAACCGGCGGGAACTCCGAGCCTGCTCTACCGGAGACTGCTTTATGCTGCTAGTGGTAGTGGAAGTTGTTCATGACCTTATTGGCCTCGCGCGTGTGCTGCCAGATTACGGGTACTGGTATGCACGGTCGTCGTGGGGGATGTCGGATAGGGAGATCAAGGTAAATGCGGTGTGTGTACTTGCCGCCCTCGCAATCTCTCCGTTTATGCCGTCCGGTTCGCATGGTGCTCAGGCGGCGGTCATCTACCCGATGCAAAGATTCTCCATACGGCTTCACCGTGAAAGGTGGTGGTACGTGGCGCGAGTAGTGGTGTTAATGGTTACGTTGGTATACGTTGCGTTCTCGCTGATATCCACTGCACCGACTGTGTTTGGCCAACGGTATAACGGGGAGCAGACGTTTGGGGAATCGAACAGGGAATTGGCCGATCATAATGCGCGGATCATGGCCATGGAGCAGTGGCGGAGAGATGTGGAGAGGGAGAGTTTGCCAGCACGTCTTATGTACATAGAGAAGACAGTTACACAAATGGCCGACGATCAGCGGTCATTGACACGGCTGGTGTGGAGTACGTTGGTGGGTGTGGCGATTTGGTTAATCCAGCAGTTGTTTCAGTTGTTGATGAGGAAGGACAGGTAGAGGGTTCCCACTATTTCCCGGTTCCTCCCGCAATTTCCCTTCTTCTCCTAGTTCCTCCCGCAATTTCCCACTATTTCCCTTACAATAGTCCTGACAGGTGAAAGGACTTCCACTATGCCTTTTTGGGGTATGAGCCAGCAGGGGAAAGACGCACAGAACGAACTCACGAATATGCCGCGCCGGTTCCAGGAGCAGGGAGCCAAGGATTGGGCGAGGAGTGAGGATGAGTTTCAGTACGGTCAAGGGCTGAGGAACGATTTCGTCGCTTACATCCGCGAGATGATTGCGAATGGGGTAGGGAGTCCTGAAGAGATACTTGCTCTAGCTGAGCAGATCATGCCTGGGGTGAGTGAGGCAGTCAGCGCCAGACAGGGACGTACTACGAGACTTCGCGGGGAAGCGGCGAATATACCTAGTGCTAGCCAGGTCCGTGGAGAGATGGATTCTGTACTGGATAACCAGGGGACCAACATTACTGGTACGAAAGACAGAATTAGTAGGAACATCAGTGACACCACCACTCGCCAAATGGCTGCGGCAGAGAGGTACGGTAAGGATCGTGTAAGCAATATCCGCGACGTATCTACCGGGATGAACGACATCACGGATTCGCTACAGTCTCAGATGACTGGTGATCTTGCTAGCACAATGAGTGGGCTAAGGAAGGCCAGCGATACGGCTTTTACCGATCTCGACTCGCAACTGGACCCAGCGTTTAACGAGATGTTGAAGCGGGTAGAGGCGTTCAAGCCGGGTGGAGAAGCCAGGGCGTCAAGAGTAGGTAGGAGTTTCAATCCAGCGTATGCGTCAGTCGCCGCCCGTCTCCGTCGTGGTGGGGTAGATTTAACCAGTCCTGAAGCAGTGACTGCTCTTGGAAGGATTGATACCGCTCGTGCTAACGCTATGGACGATTCACTGGCGGAGGACACCGAACGCTATGTGACAGCCAGTAATTCCCTATCGCGTGATAAATTGGGCACCCGCCAAAACTTGGCGCTGCAAAAACTTGCCAACTCCCAAGGGCTGAGTGTGGATGAGTTGAAGACGAAGTTGGGGCTGGATAAAGACTACGGGAATGTGAAACGCGGAATACTGGATCAGACTGGAAGAGATTTCCGTAGTGAACTGTCCTCGCAGGAAAAGACAGCCCGCGATCTTGACTTGATGAAGCTGGGCATGGATACGGATAACGAGAACACTTCCGCCGACCGTACCACGCAGTACAACAGAGACAGGAACGCGGTTATTAAGATGGGCCGGGACATGGGAATGCAGGATTTCGAGATCCAGCAGATGTTGGAGGACAGGGCTAATGAAGATGACTTGGTAGGGTTCAAGCTAAAGAACGAGCAGTTTGATCGTGGGATGAATTACCGAATGACTGATCTCAATCGCCGCGATCAGGGGGCGCAGGGGTTGAACCAGACCGGGAACAGTGCGATGAACGCTTCCCTGCAATGGAATAACGCAGGCGGGGATAATATGTCGATGGCCAACAGAGGCTACCAGGATACGTTTGAAAGAGAGAGTGCGAATGCCGGGTGGGGGAAGAAGTTATTGCTGGGTGCCGGTGGGGCGGCGGCGGGGGCGGCGGCGGATTACTTCCTTCCTGGTAGTGGGAGTATGATCCGTGGAGCGGCTGGTGGTGGTCAGCAGAGTTCGGCGAATCCGTTTGCGTCTGCGTTTAATAAGATCCGTGGCAATCGTGGTGGGGCGAGTTCGCTGCCAACAAAGCAAGGGTCGCCGATCAATCCATACGGTGGGTACCGGCAACCGTCCTATGGCGGTAATTTGCAAGGCGCGGGGGTACCGTATCAGTACAACGCCAACGAGACCCGGTGGTTTGCAGAAGGTGGCGTGGTGGACGATCCAACCATGGCAGTCCTCGGTGAAGCCGGGGAGCGGGAGTATGTGGTCCCGGAATCCAAGGCCCCTGAGTTTGCTGAACACACAATGGAAACAGGACTGCCACCGGACCCGGCGATGCTATCCGGGATGATGTCTCCTCCCGCTCCTCCAAAGCCATCCAAGTTCCAACTCCGCAAACTAGACGAGGCAATTAAGGCCGAGCAGTCCATCAATAAAAGCTGGGATGAGCGGATCAGAGACGCGATGAAGATGGACAAGATGATGAACCCGGACGGGGATATCGAATACCGGCCTAGTATGAACTCCAAGGCGATGAAGATGAAGCACGCATCGGACTCGCGGTTGGAGGAGTTGTTGGATCTCAAGACTGAGATGCTGGAGGCTTCGATTGCGTAATGCCGAACTACTCTTTATTCGACAACCCCTTTGACCAATTCGTAAACCGCGACTTCTCCCCGGCTCCAACGTCTCCCATCACGCCGCCATTCATAGATCCTACAATGTACAAACTGGAGGACGACCAAGAGTACGCGGATATGGAATCGCAACTCCGCAAAGTCCTCGCTGCCCGTCGCCCGCAGACCAAACGTGGATCTATCGGAATCCGTGCTGGGCTATCCTCTGCCTCGGCCCCTAATCGCGCGTTCGGTGGACCCATGGATGCACTGTCGGCGTTTGCCGGTGGGATGAACCTGCACCGTGGCGGGGAGATTCAAGACGATCAGCGATTTGAGCAGGAGCAGAATAGGCAGGCACGGTCCCTAGCCACGATGCTTGGTGAGAGGCGGCATCGTGCGGAGGCAAACGCGCGTATTGCCAGTGAGGAAGCACAGGCGGCATATCATCGCGCGAGGATGAATGCGCCACCTAAACTCACCGATCCTTACACCTATATGACTACCTCTGGTGGGGATCTGGTTAAGGTGAATAAGCGGCTCGGTATAGAAACGTGGCTGAAGAATCCAAATAAGGTAGACAAGAAGACCAAAGCGCAAGAGATCATGGAAGAAGCAACGGCGACACAGAAGGTACTCACTGGTCTTGACGCGCAATTAGAGGCTGGGGAGATCAGTGAGAATACGCATAGGGCACTGTATAAGAAGTATTCCAACCACGATATTACCGGCAAGATCACCAGTGACTTTCTCGCTGATCGTGCGGAGGCGATTGAGGTATTGACGCGGGAAGGGAAAGATCCCACGAACGAGGCTATCAACGCCTACATTGACCGTAAGAATCTGGAGGCAGCAAAGAAGAAGAAGAAGGAACTTGCCGGTATAGGAGGAGGTGCTGGTGCAGGAAGGCCGGCTCCTAAATGGCAAGTAGAGAACGAAGCCATGGATGGAGTGGAGGCAGCGTTTAAGTCCATATACCCTGATGCTGATC